ATCTACATAATGTAAATCTTTACTTGTATAAAATAAGTTATCATATTGTCTATCGATAACTTGTTGAATTGCTGCCCAACCAATACTTGAGTTCTCAATCACTAACAAAGCGTTATTGTATTCTTGAGCTACATTCATACATAAATTACCAAAATCTTTGGTTGAAATCTTTCCTTTATATTCTGCTACTTGTTCCATAGTTTCCACATCAATCACATGAAAAGCTGAAAAGTCTTGACCATCTCCACGAGCAACATCACCAGCAACAACATAATCCTTTGTATAATTTGGTGGTTCCCAAATCCATAAATTACTATCAAATCCTCTTTTTTCCAATGGTTCTTTTATTTGACTTGATTTATACTCCTCTAAAATTCTTGGGTCAATCACACCTTGACCTGAGGTGATGAAGTCACAATCACACTCTTGTGCGGCTTCAGAAGGTCCTAATAGTTTATCTTGTTCATCTCTCCACGATTGTTCTCTGTCAGGATGGACAGTCCAATGAAGTTTAATCATATTCCAATCATTGGTTCCTTCTTCAGCTCCTACCCAAGTTCTATGAAACCAATTACCTACACCATTTGGTGTTGAGAGTGCGATACATTGACCACCAGTAGATAATGTACTTTGTGCAGCAGTCCATATTGTATCAATCTTATCGATAAATGCTGCCTCATCAATCACAAGTAAGGATAGTGCCTCTGAACGACCTGCGTCTTCAGTACTTGATATAGCCTTTACTTGAGAACCATTTGAGTATCTAAGTGAGAGTTTATTATCCTCAACACAATTTGACCTTACCCAACTCGGTAGGTTTGCGTGCATCACTCGTATTTTTGTAACTAAATTTTTTGCTGTATCTTGTTTTGTCGCGATTACCAATATGTTTTTGTCTGTTTGAAATGTCATCATCCATAAAGCGTACCCAGCAGTTAAAGTTGAAATACCCAACTGACGAGCCTTTAGGATAACATTGTAATTATGTTCCTTAAAATCTTTCAAAGAGGCCTCTTGAAACGGATAAAGTGCAAATGGTACTTTACCCTTGAGTGGATGTTGAATTACCGCATACTTTTTTAAAAAATACACAGGATCGACTGCACACTTTAGATATTCTTGTTTGATTACCTCTTTGATTTTATCTGACATTACTTAAGTAGGTAAACCACTCCAGTAGCACCTATCACTACTTTCTTGACACCAATTGGAATTACCTCTTTGGCAGTTACTGAACTACCTGGTATATGTCCACCACCCGAGCCGTGTACGACAACATTGGTAGCGTTTTCAACTATAAAAGCACTTGCTTCATTCGAACCTGTCGCCTCAAATGTTGTATTTGAGTTTACTTTTATAATCTTATTATACTCACCAAGATTACCCCTTACAGATGGAGCTGACCTATCGACTATTCCCATTTATTCTCTCCTATTTTGAAAATTTTCTAAGAAATTTAACTGCGTCTTCAATATCTTCCTTATCGAAAACCTCTACCATTTTCTTTATTTCGTTTTTGGTACGAGTTAATTTTCTTTTAGCGTTTGCAACAACCTTTTTATTAATTCTTTTTCTTTTCAACAACTTTTCTAAATCATCTTGAAGTTGTTGTTTTTCTTCCTCTACCTTTGCAATTATTTTTTTCAATTCTAATATTTCATCAGGTACTTTGTGAAATAAAGATTTGAACCAATCAACGATTTTATTTATCATCCTATTATCTCCATCATTTTTTTATAGTTTGTTTTGTTAGGTTTGTCAAAATCACTATCTTTGGGTTTCTCATATTGTGCGTAATCGTCCTTATCACGAGTGACTTTTTCTTCAACTTTTTTGAGTCTAAAATTAACAACTTTTCTACCATTTATTGTTGGCATCCCATGTTCATCCTTTCCGATAGATTTAACCTTTATTGGTTTGTTTTTAAATCTACCACCCATTATGACATCACCAACATTTACATCAATTGTAATAGCCATTAGTCTTCTCTCCAACTTATCATTAAATTTTGACCATCTAATTTTTCGGTAACATTGTCCTCACGACTTAACTTACCACCTAAACCATTTTCGATAATTTTTTTCAAATCACCGAATGTCAAATCTTTATCATCAAATGGATGTGCCATATGTCCGTAAGCACCACCTTCGTTAAGGAGTTCTCTTTCAACTATATCATCCCACCATTCTTTTGTTAAAGGACTGTATTTATCTTTTTTCATACTCATAAATATTAAATCTCTATACTTTCGAGTTCTTTCTGAGTTTCCTCTTTCATTTTAGTATACTCTTCAAGAGCTTCTTTCGCCATTTTCTCAACCTGTTCTGTATTCTGACTCCACTTTTCTTTAGCAAGTTCAATTTCTTGAACACCTACGGACTCTTGAATCTCATAAGGTTTAGAGGCTTCTTCTTTCCAATTCTCTACACTTAAAATCATATCATCAATCCACGATAATTTGTTGTTCAACACCTTTTGTCTTTCCCAATTTTGAAATGTCCCTTTTGCTCTTAGTTTAGCTTCGAACTTCACTTGACAATCGAAACAATGATTGTATAATCTATACATCTTGTCATCTAAATGACTCTTCATCGTCTTGGTACAAGATGGACAGAACCAAGGTGTTCTTGCTTCTTTGAGAACATCTGACCTATTTGACTTTTCTTCTCGTTCCTTTAATATCTGTTCTTGTCGTTTCTTCTTCTCTTCGACATCTTCCATTTGAACAAAAATCTTTTTTTCAACTTTATCTCCACGAGCAACTCGTCTGATATTTTCAATCTGACGAGACCTTTCTTGTGAGTTAGTTGATAGAATACTATCACTCATAACCTACTCCTAAAATGTCATCAGACCAGTTATTTGATTGATTGGTGCGAATGCTCCAGTAAATTTGTATGTCTTTCCCTTGTATTTAAAAACAATACCTTCACTCGGAACGATTGCATCTAAACCACCAATAGCATTTAATCGGTCTAATTGTATTTTTAATCTGTTTAACTTTTTTAAATCTTTTTTACTTTTAACATCCTTGATTGCGGCGTCAAGTCTTTTCTTAATACCTTGAACAGCGGCGTCAGGTGATGCTGCCAACCAACCACTAACATTCTTCATTATTTCAGCTCCAACATCAAAGAATAATATTTCGAATGGTTTCATATTTTCTTTGACCATTCTGGCGTGGTCTTGTTTATCTGTAGTCAATACCCAATCTAAAAACTTTGGTTGGTCTTTGAAATCTTTTCTGATATCCGTTACTTTGTAACTCTTATCAAAGAATGCCCATCTCTTAGTTAATTTTTTCAATTTAGTAGCTGGAATTGTAAATCCATATTGTTTTCCTGCGTTAAATATAAATTCTTCCCAATAACTTTGATGATACTTACCCAATGTGTCGTTATCCTTTAATCCATATTCCTTCTGTAATTTATTTAATCTACTTAAGTATGCTCTTTTCTTTGTACCAAAGTTTTGTGTTTTAGGAACTTTCAAAAAGTTTGGTTTTCCAATATTATATTTTTTCTGTACATTTTGATTTACTTGTTTAATCATACCAGCTAACATTCTAGCACTTCCCTTGACTTCACCAACGACATTTCCATCATCATCGTATTCAAGTGCTCCATGAAATACTATTTCGGCTTTATCATAATCAATCACATTAGCTGACTTCGGCCACATAACTTCTAAATTCATAAAAGCCTTACCATTCATAAAAATCTTATCTCTTTGTTTTACACTTAGAGATTTAATTGCTTTCTGTAAATCTTCCATAGCAAAAACGAAAGCGTCGGATATATCACCACGACCTTTGAACTTTGATTTCATACCCTTCAAATCAAGTGCAGTCTCACCTTTGTTTTTTAAATGACCTTTATTTCTTGCGGCTATTAATTTACCTTCTGACATTAGTTCGTTATCCTTTTCTGTTGCTAAATTACTTAATTTATCTGTATCAACGACATCCAAGTTATCTATCTTCCAAGTATCATCAATTTTTACATCTTCTTTACTTGGTTCCATCATAAATTTAACCAACTCCCAACCGATTGATTGGTTGATTTCTGCCTGTCTTTGTGAATATTTAGCATATGGTTCATCTACACTTTGCCAGTTCTTTCCACCTTGATTGATTGTTTTTCCATAAGTTACAGTTTTTACCATTTGGTCATCTAAACTATCAAATGATAAACCACCTTTCGGTCTTGGGTCTTGAGCTGAATCACTCAATACATAATTTACCAATTCCCATCCGTGTTGTTCTGCCCATCTTTTAGATATTCTATGGTAGTCATCAAAGTTTTGAAAGAAATCATACAATCCTTCATCACTAATAGATGGAATACTACCACCAACTGACGAACTTTCTTTTATTATCTCATTAATATTTTTTTCTTGTAGAAATTTATCATAGGTTTCGTATAATTTTCTAAACTTATTAGTCATCATATTATACACACCCCTATCAAAATAACCAAAGGCTTGTTTGAATAGTTTGGGTCTATCCTTATCTTCTATATTCGGTGAACCTAATAAATCTCTCATTACGGTTCCACTAACTTCTTTTCCACCAACTCTAACTGATTGATGTGGAGCTACCATAAAGTATCCGTGTTCCTCATAACCTTTTAGATTTCTTTTGTTCTTATTGTAGTCTTGGAAATAGGATGGTGAACCATCTTTCTTTTTACCACCACTTAATCTACCAGCATCCTTTTCCCCAAATATATATATCACAGCAGTAGTCTTAGGGTCGTATTTTTTTAGCACTTCTTGTGCCTTTAGTGGTGATGCTGCCTGTATTATACGATTCTTAGGAACTCCCATCTTTGACATATGGCGGACTTTTTCTTTAAAGTTCATTGGGTGTCTTGGTGGTTTTTTGATATTAGATGTGGTTATGTAAGCGTCATCCACCTTTGACTTTAACCATTTATAAGTTTTGTAATGATGTGGCCCAAATGGTTGATATCTACCACCATAAATACCAACAACCTTTTTAATTTTTACTGGTTCCTCGTTTATAGATTCCTTCATTATCTTTTGTTTTTCAATCCATTTTTTACCACGATAATTTTTTACAGGTTTACGAATAAATTTACCAATTCCTTTTTTGACCAACATATTGAATTTCTTTTCGGCTTGTTTTGGACTTAATGTATTTGAGTTATCTACCATCATAAAATTTTCATTACCAAATAATCCTTGAAAGTATATCTTATTCTTCTGTACCTCATTCCAAGATGTTTCTACGATTTCAGGATTAAGTTTTCTCGGTCTTTCCATATTTCGTTTTTGTGCTACTTCTAAATCTGTATGGACAAAAACCATATAACAATCGTAACCAATCTCTTCTAATTCTTTCTTCTGTTCCTTAATCTTATCAAATTTGTGACCAGTACCATCGATGATTAATCCTAATCTACCATTCATGTAAAGTTTTTTACGAGCAGTTGTAAGTTCTTTTGCCCTTGTCCTCAATCCACTATAGTCACCATATGTTGGGTCTGTCAATTGTCTAAATAACTCATCAGGCATATCATCCAAGTCCGTACCAAATCCATACTTGTTCAACATTCTTGTCAATTCTTTATCTTGATTAACGAGTTTTAGTCCGTAAGCAGATACATTTACCTTCTTTGGTATTCCGTATAAACCACTGGCAACAAATGACTTACCACTACCTGGCCCACCAGCTAAAAATAC